GAGGTCCCCGGAACATTACTCTTTACTGCCATATTCACCCCACAAAAAAGCCCGCCTGAACCCGGCGGGCTGTCATAACACTGTGTTACCTGGCTAATCAGAATTTATAACCGACACCCACGATGAAACCGTCAGTGCGCCAGTCACCACTGCCGGAGCCTTCATAAGCAATATCAATGGCCACGGATTCGGTCGGGTTAAACTGCACGCCAGCCCCCCACGCCAGAGACGTGTTGCTGTGGCGACCGTCATCACTTCCGGTCAGCACATCGTGCTTTTTCCCCTTGTTGTCAGTTACGCGGATATAATCTCCGGAGAAAGTCGAAACACGGCTGTAAGCCATACCCGCCATCGCATACGCGCTGAACCATTCATTCACGCGCACAGACGGCCCCGCCATCACGCTGAACCAGCGGTTACGCACGGAATCTTCATGCCAGCGGGTATCGCTGTAATGCGTTTTTTGCTCATCTTCAGCGTTGGCATAACTGAATGACGTAATCAGCCCCAGCGTGTCCGTAAATTCATAACGGTATTTCACGTTAATGCCCTTCAGGTCATCGTTTCCGGGCATATCAGTATGGGACTGAAGATACCCGCCGCTTAGTGTGGACTGATGCTCTGCTGCACTCGCTGGCGTACCAGCGGCGACCAGCCAGACTACTGCAGACAGAATAACAGCACATAATTTACGCATAATTACCTCTCGCTTTTCTGCAATAAAAAAGCGCCATTTCTGGCGCCCGTATTGGGGTTATAAAATTCAGCTGATACTGATGCCTGCGGTGGCTTTCTTCATCACCACAACCAGCAAATCGCTGATACTTGCTGTGGGATACCAGTCATTTACCAGCCATGCTGACACCGAAAACTCCAGCGTCATGTGGCCGTGACCAGCTGGCATATCAATAACACCACTGTAAATCAGCGTATTATCCAGCGCGGTACGGTTATAAATTTCAGCACCATTTTTCTTCACTATCAGGCGGCATGACGAATAAATATCGTTATTCTCCCGCTCATGTTTAGCGCCGCAGAATGCCACCGCTGGAATAACAATTTGCCTGTCAAAAGGCTGATCGTCATAAATCCTGACGGTAATGGTCCCTGATGGCCACCGCTCCGGTGCCCGGGAGTCCCGCGGGAAAGCCTTACCCACTGTTTTGACAATATCGCCTTCAATCTGATTGGCTGACAGTTTCCCCTTAATCTGACAGTTCTCATTAATCGTGACGTTGTTGAGCGTCCCGGAGTTCGCATTCACACTGCCACTGATATCCGCATTTTTAGCAGTCAGCTTTCCGTCCGGTGTCAGGGAAAATGCCGGTGGATTTCCACCGCTGGTAATGGTGGGGGCCGTCAGATATTTCAGGAACACTTCATTCATGAATATCTGATCACCCTGACCAACAAACATCGGTTTTGTGTTGCCATTTGCAGGATTAATCATCGCAATCCTGTCTGCCGCCAGCAGCACCTGACTCTGCATGCCGTCGGGGGTGTTCTCAATACCGGCACCGATACCCGCAATATAAAGGCGACCATCCTGCATCTGCTGCAGTTTCACGGCCCACATACTGTTCAGGTTATTACTGGTGTCCGTCTGAACCTTTTGTATCTGCTGGATGGTGGCCTCCTGATCTCCCAGCTTCTGGTCCGTTGTCGTCATGATTTCACTGCTTTTTTGATCCACATACTGGCGAACCTGCGCTATCTGGCGTGCATTCTCCTCATTACTCTGACTGACCGTCTGCGTGAGTTCGCTGCTGACGTTATCCACTCTCTGGCTCACCTGTGATATACCCAGTGACAGCTCATCATTTTTTTTCGCAACCAGCTGCGTGAGGCTGTTTTCTGTCTCCCCGATTTTTTGGGTCACTTCAGCAATATCACTCTCTATCTGCTGATTGATCTCATCCTCCAGTTGCTCAACTTCACTGCGCAATGCCGAGGCATTAATACGATCGTTCAGCTCCTGCCCCAGCAGGGTGCTGTTTATTTTCCCTTCAAAAAAATTGAGATACACCTCAGCATCATTAACCGGCTGGCCGACAGCTTCCACAAACGCTGATTTACCGACGATGTTCACACTGCGGATATAAAAGTAATAATCATGGCCCGGCCTGATATTAATACTGGCAGCTGTCCAGTACATCGCCGTACCGAGATAGCGGGCTGTGGTTTCAACCTGCCGGATATCCGTAATCTGATTTTCCGAGAACCAGAACTCAAACTGCACCGTCGGGTCATACACCGCAAGACGCGGGACTGCCGTTATCTGAAAATACCCCGGTATCAGTTCAATTGTGGCAGGCGCTGCCGGGGCGTTAATCCGGAATGAGGTGGTGGCGGGTTCCCCCTGCTGGCCATAACTGTTTATCGCCCGCACCGTCAGGGTGTATTCCCCCAGTGGCAGACCACTGAAACGGTGCGCCGTGTCTGCAGTGATGGCGGTGGTCACCAGACGGCTGTCTTCACCGCTTCCACGGTTCAGGCGCAGACTGAAGCGCACACCCTTCACCACCCGCGGCGTGTCCCATTTCGCCTGCGCCAGATACTGGCCATCATCCGCGCTCACCTCCACCGTGAGGTGCTGCACTGCCGGAGGAGTGACGCTGTTCAGGGAGCCGGACAGCGGCTCAAAGGTGGCCCCGTTATCCACAATGGCTTCTTTTTCCGGTACGTGCTGCACCGCCGTGATGGCAAAGGTGCCGTCCGTGTTTTCCCGGATGGCCACACAGCGGAACAGGCGACGTCGAAGACCGGGAATTTTCAGCCCCCATACCCCGTATGTCGCCACGCCATCAGGCAGGGCGCTGACCTGTATCCGGTCAGGAGCAGGCTGTGCCGTGATGTCCACACTCACCGGCTTACCGCTGCCATTAATCAGGTTCACCGTGGCGGTACCGGTCTCCGGAAGCCTCACCTCCCGGTCCAGCGTCAGGGTGAGACTGGCGGCATCGATGTTCAGAATGCGCCCGCCGGTCAGGGTCCCGGCGTAGTCGTTATCACAGACTTCAATGATGTCACCGGGCGTGTGGCGCAGCCCCTGTGATCCGAGCGTGAAATCCACCGTCTGCGTTTCCAGCAGTTCGGTCTTTATCACCCACAGTCCGGCACGGTGAGCCTGACCGCGACTGGTACAGCCGAACGCATCCATCTTCAGCAGATTGCGTCCGTAGCGCAGTATGGCTTCCGGGTCTTCCACCAGTTCAGTGGAGGTCTGCCAGCCGTTCTGCGGGTCGGTGTAATTCACCTCCACCGCCGTGTGCCGGTCCTTCAGGGCGCTGAAGCTGTAGCGGAAGCCCACACCGTTATCATCCACCACCACATCGCTGTTGGTGTAGGGCCACACCACATCCGATGGGCGGTCCTGCACGAACGTCAGCGTCTGCCCGTTCCATACCGGCATACAGCGCATCGCCGAGCAGAAATCACTGAGCACATCCCACGCCTTACGCTGTTGTGACAGGTACGCATTAAACGTCATCCGCGGTTCGGTCCCCCCGAAGCCATCCGGCACCGGCTGGTCGCAGTACTGCGCAATGGCATACAGTGCCCATTTGTCCACGTCTGCGGCCCCCAGACGTTTCCCCATCCCGTAGCGCGGGTGGGTCAGCATGTCCCACAGGCACCAGGCCGGGTTGTTGCTCCAGGCCGGTTTCATACTCCCGTCCCAGATACCGCTGTAAGTACGTTTTTCCGGGTCATAGTTTGACGGCACCTGAATGATGCGACCGCGGATATGGTAGTTCACAGTTATCTGCTGACCGCCAAACTGCTCCGCATCCACCTGCAGGCCCACAATGGCCGTGTTCGGGTAGCACTGTTTCACATCGATGATTTCGGTGTATGACGACCACAGCGTTCTGTTCTGCAGCTGGTCCGTGGTGCTGTCAGCCGTCTCCCTGACCATCCGGATGTTAAAGGGGCGCTCAGGCAGATTATTCAGAATCACCGACGTCAGGTACTGCGAGGTGGTCTTACCGTTAATGGTGACATCCTTTTCCGTCACCCAGCTACCGTTACGCTGCAGCTGAATCAGCAGACGAACAGAAGCCGGATTACGGTCGCCCCTGGAGGTGGTCTCCACCAGTGACTGTACCCCGAAGGTGACCCGCAGGCGGTCAATGTTCGCGGACGTAATGGTGCGCGTCACCGGCTTTGCCTTCGTCACTTCCACGCCCAGTGCAGTTTCAGCCCCGGAGGACTCAAAACCTTCCGGCGGGGTCTGCTCCTGCTCCCCGGCGCGCCAGACGGCGGTCACACCGTGTATCACGGGATTGCCGTCCGTGTCCGTCAGCGGGGTTTTATTCACCAGGATACTCTGCAGTCCCTTCACCGGGCCTTCTATCGGTCCCTCTCCAATCGCATCAATCACGCTCATCATCTGCGTGGACTTAAGATTGTCCTTTGCCTCAACTGGCGTGTGCGCCTTGCCGCCACCTTTTCCCATTGCCTCACCCTTTACTGTGATAACTGTTACGCACAAAAGAACAGGCACCCCGGGGGATGCCTGTATCATAATGACTGAATAAAAATTATGAGTTTATTCACATTTCCGGAAACTGACGGTTGCAGGAATAACTCCACATTTTTACAGTTCTTCAGACTGATAAAGGCAATTGGTCAAAACTTAACTAATCAAGGTGACTATTCGTTTCTCCCGTAATATTCGTGAGTATTACGGGAGATTTTTTTATCCTCTGCCGATAACCACCACTTTCCCGTCACCACCTTCATCACGGGTACTGATGTCCTGGGATATCCGTCGGGAACCAACCAGCATTTCACCGTATGGCACCGGCACAGGATTACCCTGAGCAATCATATTGTCCAGCGAGGAAAAGTAGGTGTTCTGTCTGCCGTTATCCGTTGTCCGGTAATCCGGTGTTTTTGCCTTCGGGGCCAGCATCTGAGCCACCCCACCCAGCGACATGGCAGCCCCCATGGAAAACATAATATTGCTGGCTGCAATACCGATACCCGGCATCCAGATGGAGGCAACAACCAGTGCCGCACCCAGCACCGTCTGAAAAACACCCCCACTTTTGGCTCCTTCAGTCCGGGGTACCAGATGAATGACATCCCCCGGGTTCAGTGGCTCATGAAGGCGGGCATACACTGCCTCAGGTGCCGTATCCTCACCGCGAATACGTACCCGGTACCAGCCTTCATTCATCTGACGGCGGAATCCCGACAGCTGCAGCGACAGGGCACGAATAGCTTCCGCTGCCGTATTCACATACAGGCTGAGGCGGCGGCCAAATCGTTGTAAATCCCCGTGAAGGCAGATGCGGACCAGTGGCGGTGATGCCAGACAGAATGCGTTCGTCGTTGCCATTTTTCAGAATACCTCTCCCGTTTACTCAGTTGTTCAGGTATATGGTGAAGCAGTTCACCGTTACCGCAGTAAATGGCGGCGTGATTGGCCACCGATGCGCCAAAGCAGCACAGCAGGATATCGCCCGGCTGTGCAGAGGGCAGGGGCACCCGGTAAAATCCCGTGGCCTCCATATTGTCCAGGTACAGGTTCTGGCCGTTGCGCCACCACTCATCCTCGCGCGCAAAATCCGGCAGCGTTATCCCTGCCAGATGGTATGCATCCCGGAACAGGGTGTAACAGTCCGTCACACCATGTTCAAAGCGCCGTCCGGTCAGGTGCGGAACACAGCGGAACTTGTGAATCGCCCCCCGGCAGACCAGCCACCAGGACAGGGCACTCTTTATCTGCAGTCGCCGGTCCGCCTCGCTCAGCCAGGGCAGACCACCGGGATGACTGTGGACCAGTGCCACAATCTCCCCCTGCATCTCTGCCCGCAGCCAGTCCTCCGGTGCAATACGAAAATATGCCTCAGGCTCTGCGGAGGTATTCACGCAGGGAAGATACCTGTCTCCCTCCGGCGTTCTCACCACGAAGCCGCACGACTCCGCAGGCGCACACCGCCGGGCATGCGCCAGAATCGCTGATTCAGTCTGTGTCATAAAATGGGATTTACTGCGAAAGTTTATTAATGGAAAGGAAACCGCCGAAATTAGCCACCATACCGCGCAGCTCACACCCGCGCATGCACTTGCTGCATTTGTCCTTACGGATATCTGTGGTGGGTTTATCGAACTCATCCGCCACTGCCGGACCGTTATACCCGCATTCATCTCCCCGGTAATCCCACATACAGGTATTCGCCAGCATAATGCGACCGGGAAACAACGCCCCGTCCGTCTCGGTCGGAGTGGCCAGCACAAACGAGGCCGTCATGGCCGTCAGCTCTGACATCTGCTCCACCACCCAGCGGTCCGCCAGCTCCTGCTCCGGGTCTGCCTCAGGATTACCTGCCACAAAATTCACCGCATCCAGAAAACGCGCATACACCCGGCGGCGGACCACCGTGGCCCCCACCAGACTCTGCAGGTCCTCCGCCATCCCGGTGACAAGGCCAAACAGATTGGACACCGTCAGCGACGGGCGGGCACTGCTGCCCTTCCCGTTCATCTCAAAGCCGCTGCCGTCAATCGGGTATGCCTGGTACTTCCGCCCCTGCCAGGTCACCGGCTCCCCTTTCTCATTCAGCTCATTGCAGAAAAAATACCGCCCACCGCCCTGCACCGTCAGGTCGATTTCCCAGAGTACCACCCGCGGTGACTGCTCTGATTTAACCGACTCGCCAAGACTTTCTTCGTGAATATCCTGCATCAGTTCACCACCTGCTTAAACTCCGCGCTGAACTCAACGCGCAACATCCCGACCCGCGCAGACCACCCGGCACAGTTCACTTTTATCTGCCGGTATGCATAAGGCGGTGTCCACAAAAACGCCTTCCAGCCCCCGTGCTCTGCCAGGAACGCTTCCAGATGCCGGGCCTCCTCCCGGGTCACGGAAAGCGTCACCCTGTACGTCTTAAGGTCTGCATTCAGTCCTGCAGCCATGCGCTGCGAATACCCGTCACCAAAACGCACTTCACGCACCGATGGCTGCGACATCACCTCCATATCCGGCTTCACTTTCCAGCGAAATGTTTTCATCGCCCGCTCCCTGATAACATACCGCCATCACGTAACTGCAGCCGGAGCTCATCCTGCGCCCCCTTACGGGCCATGTCATACACAGCCTTCAGCATCTGCGGCCCCGCCTGTCCGTTGATACCGTCGTTCTGAATCACCACGTGATTGTTCTGATTAAAATTAATGCCTTCCACCCGCCGCATCTGCGCCGGAATTCCGGCACCACCCACATAACCACCTTCCGCATAGCCATGCATCAGGCGGTACAGGTTACCGACACCAATCCGGCTGGTTGCCTCCTTCGTGAAGACAAACTCCCCGCGGTGAACAATCCCCGCAGGCTCGTATTTGCCGCCGGTTCCCGT